GTGCGTATTCCCGCTCACTTGATCGGCTTAAAGTACAAGGCCGACAGGTCAAAATGCTGTGGCAGCATGACCCGCTGCGCCCCATCGGCGTGTGGGACGAAGTGCGTGAGGATGCGCGCGGCCTGTTCGTCAAAGGCCGTGTTCTGCGGGATGTGCAGGTGGGGCGGGAGGCTCTGGCCCTGTTGGATGCGGGCGCGATTGACGGGTTGTCGATCGGCTATCGTACCGTTCAGGCGGAGAAATCCGGGCAGGGCCGCCTGCTCAAAGAAATTGATTTGTGGGAAGTGTCGCTCGTGACCTTTCCGATGCTTCCAGATGCGCGTGTTGAAACAGCCGCTCCGGATACCGGAGAGGGAACGCGCGGCGTTGTGGAAAGCCTCGCAGAAGCCTTGGCCGATGCGCGGGCGCTGTTGGCGTGAGCACGCCTGACCTTTCGTAACTGAAAACTTGAAGGACCATTTGATGGGACATTGCGAACGCAAATCCGTGTCGGGCGCACCCGAACACGGTCAGGCGCCTGTGGCGGAGCTAAAATCCGCGCTGACAGGTTTCCTGAAAGACGTGGCCGAGCGCCAAGCGGAACTGAAATCCAAACTCAAAGAACAGGAGCATCGCCTTACCATGCTGGACAAGAAATCCATGACGGCTCACCGCCCCGCGCTTTCCCATGCGGCGGAGATCGAAGTACCCCACGCGAAGGCGTTTTCCGCCTATCTTCGTTCGGGGGATGATGACGGGCTGCGTGGCCTTGAGATCGAATACAAGGGGATGAGCACTGCTGTTGCGGCGGATGGCGGTTATCTGGTGGATCCGGCCACGGCGGAGACAGTGCAAAGCGTGCTGCGCTCCACCTCCTCCTTGCGCTCCATCGCCAATGTGGTGACCGTGGATGCCAGCGCCTATGACGTGCTGATTGATCACGCCGATATGGGGGCCGGTTGGGCAGATGAGACCACCGCCAGCAGCGAGACGAGCACGCCGCAACTCGACCGGATCAGCATCCCGCTGCATGAATTGTCCGCGCTGCCGAAAGCGTCCCAACGGTTGTTGGATGACGTGGCCTTCGACGTGGAAGCATGGCTCGCTGAGCGGATCGCGGACAAGTTTTCGCGGGCCGAGGCGATCTCTTTCATCTCGGGGGATGGGGTGAACAAGCCACGCGGGATCTTGACCTACACCGAGGTCGACAATGACGCGTGGACATGGGGCAATATCGGCTATGTCGCGACGGGCGCATCGGGGGATTTTGCGGCCAGCAACCCGGCGGACGCCATTGTCGATCTGGTATTCGCATTGGGTGCGCGCTATCGGCACAACGCCTCTTTCGTGATGAACTCCAAGACCGCAGGGGCCGTGCGCAAGATGAAAGACGCGGATGGTCGTTTCCTGTGGTCTGACAGCATGAACGCCGGCGAGCCAGCGCGTTTGATGGGGTATCCTGTGCTGATCGCGGAGGACATGTAAGATATCGCAGCAGATTCCACCGCGATTGCCTTTGGTGATTTCCACGCCGCCTACACCATCGCAGAACGCCCAGAATTACGCATCTTGCGTGACCCGTTCTCTGCCAAGCCGCATGTGCTCTTCTTTGCGACCAAGCGTGTCGGCGGGGATGTGACAGATTTTGCGGCCCTCAAGCTGCTGAAATTCTCCGTCAGCTAACGACAGCCGAGATCGTCAGAAACGCGCCGCACCGGTGTCCTCATCGGTGCAGCAGAACGACATGGGGCCAACGCCCCGACGGCATGAGGAACAGCAAAACATGAGTGACGTATTCGTCAAGGCCGCCGGGTCTCAGATGGATCATGTGATTGATTGGTCACGCGGTCATCTGGAGGAGGGCGAACGGATCGACGCCGATCTGGGATGGTCGATTTATCCGACAAACGATTCCTCGCGTGACCTAAAGGTGGCCGTACAGGGCATCACGCCCGCCACTTCACATGGCACGTTGGAGGGTGGCGCACCGGGACATGTCTATGTCGTCACGGCCCATGCAGGGACCAGCGCAGGACGGCGCCTGCGTCAGTCATTTGCGATCACAGTATCAGGAGATAACTGACATGGCCGAGCGGATAACTGTGCTGACCCCACCAGCGCAACCACCAGTGCGGATAAACGATTTTGCCGATCATTTGCGGCTTGGCTCCGGTTTCGCGGATGACGCGGTGCAGACGGAATTGCTGACCCGGCTCTTGCAGTCGGCAGCAACCGTGATTGAGGGGCGCACCGGGCTCGCACTCATCAGCCGATCCATGATGCTGGTCACGGATGGTTGGACTGACCCTGATCGCCACCGCTTGCCCCATGCACCCGTGTCCTTTGTTGCGTCTGTCACGAAGATTGATGTCAATTTCGTTCGGTCAGGTTGGCTTTGGCATGATTGGGAACTGACATCGACCCAGACGGAGGCTTGGCTGACCGGGCAACGCAATAGCCCGTTGCCCTCCATCGTGGAGACTGACCGGGTGGAGGTGGTGTACACTGCCGGGTTTGGGCCCGAGCCTGACAGCGTCCCGATGGATTTGCAGCACGCGGTTACGCTCTTGGCTGCGACCTATTACGAGAACCGCACGTTGCCGGACAGCAAGTCTGCTCCGATTGGGTATGACGTTCTCAACCTTTTGCAACCCTATCGGCGGATGCGGCTATGAGCCGGCATCAGACGCCGCAGTTAAACCGGCCCATGATCTTAGAACGGTTTGACGACAGCACGGATTCAGGCGGTGGCCTGTCGGGTGGATGGAATGCACTGGGCACTCTGTGGGTGGAGGTCGCCACATCGCGCGGCCGGTCGCAGACCCAAGCAGGCCGTGACATTCCCGTTCAATCCGTGCGCCTGCTTACCCGTGGTGCGCCAATCGGATCGCCCCGTCGTCCAGAACCCGGTCAACGGCTTCGTGATGGGGCGCGCCACTATGCGATCTTGGCCGTTTCCGAGTGGGACACCGACGGCTGGTACATCGACATTACAGCACAGGAGGGCCGCCCATGACCGGATTTGGTTATTCATGGCCCCTGCAGCAGGCCGTATTTGATCGGCTGAGCACGGATGCTGCTGTCACGGCACAGGCGCAGGTATTTGATGCTGTGCCATCCTCCGTCGCGGTTGATGTCGATTACATCACCTTGGGCACCGAGGACGCAAAGATGCGCCCTGAAGGCGACATTTGTGCGGTTCGGTTTGACATCCTTATCCACTCGCCTGCGCCTGGTTTTGCCCGGGCGAAGGGCATTGCCGCGGCCGTGAC